GAACATTCAGGCTGCACAAAACGCGGCCGCAAATTACGGTGTCGCCGACCCGCACAGTGCTTCGGCATGGACCCTCGCGAAGATGGGGATCGACCCCCACCCGTCGGTTGAAGCTGTTCTCGTTGAGGCGCTTCTTAATCTGGCCGAGTCCAAAGACCCGGAGCACCGCAAAATGGCTGCTGCCCACAAGCTTACGCCGCTGTCGAGAATCGTCCTGATGCAGGACGACGAGTCGCCCGAGGTGCGCAAGATGATCGAGCTTAGGCTCAAACACGACGGAGTGATCTGATGAAACTGCCAGCATGGTCTTTCAGCAGCCTCAAAGGCTTCTTGACGTGCCCGAAGCAATACTACCACCTGCGGGTGGCCAAGGATTACGTCAGCGCGCCGACAGCCGCCACGCAATATGGTACGGACTTCCACAAAGCGTGCGAGGACTACGTCCGGGACCAGACGCCCATGGACGTCCGGTTCAAGCACGTTCAGCCCATGCTTGACGCCTTGCGTGGCATCAAGGGTGAGCACCTGTGCGAATACAAGATGGCCCTGAACCTAAAGCTTGAACCCTGCGAGTTCTTCGCCAAGGATTGCTTCATTCGCGGCATCGGCGACCTGATCATCCTCAAGCGGGAAAAAGGTATCGCCATTGTGTGCGACTATAAGACCGGCAAGTCCAGCCGCTATGCCGATACAGGGCAGCTCGAGCTCATGGCGCTGATGATCTTCTCCATCTTCCCGGAGATCAAAGAGGTGCGCGGGAAGCTGCTGTTCGTCGTACCGGGCGACGTGATCGAGGGCGTATATCACCGCAAAGATCGCAAAAAGGCATGGGCGGAATGGCTTGGTAAATACAGCCAGCTTACCGGCGCCTACGAGACGGGGGTGTGGAATGCCAAGCCTTCGGGGCTGTGCCGGAATTACTGCCCCGTGACGGAGTGCCCCCACTGCGGATGATGTGGTATATTAGGGGTCACCCCTAAGCCGGAGAACCGCCATGCCTTACACGAAGTCGCCGAGACCATATAAGCGCGAGTACCAGCTCCAGAAGGAGCGAGGCGAGCACGAGGATCGCATGGAACGTCAGCGAGCGCGGCGGGCCTTCGACGCCAAGCACGGGAAGTCTAAGCGTGCCGGCAAAGACATAAGCCACAACAAACCCCTCGCAGAAGGGGGTTCAAATAAGGACGGTTATCGTCTCGAAGCTCCAAGCAAGAACCGGGCCCGCAACGGCCAGAAGAAAGGCGAGAAGAAGTAGCCCATGCAAATCATTGACAACAAGGCTCTGCTGCTTCGCGTGAAGCAGCCTGAGCACCTATTGGCATCGCTCGACAAAGCAGCGCACGTCGGGCCGAACGATGTGCTGGTGAAGTGGACCCTTGATCAGGTGCAACGGCTGCGCAAGATGGGCATCAAGGCGCCTTCCCCGATCGAGGGTCGCTACGATTGGCCGGGCAAGTTCAAGCCCATGGCGCACCAACGTACGACGGCGTCCTTCCTCACCCTTAACAAGCGCTCGTTCTGCTTCTCGGAGCAGGGCACAGGCAAGACCGCTAGCGCGATCTGGGCGGCCGACTATCTGATGAAGATCGGTCTCGTCCGCCGCGTGTTGATCATCTGCCCGGTGTCGATCATGGACGTGGCGTGGCGGGCGGACCTGTTCTCCTTCGCCATGCACCGCACGGTCGGTATCGCCCACGGCACCGCCGAGAAACGCCGCAAGGTTCTGGCGCAGAAGTCCGAGTTTGTGGTCATCAACTTCGACGGCGTTGAGGTGGTGCAGAAGGAACTTGCCCGGGGCGACTTCGATCTGATCATCGTGGATGAGGCAAACGCCTACAAGAACGCCCAGAGCAAGCGCTGGAAGGTGCTCAAGAACCTGATCCAAGAATTGGATGACCCTTGGCTCTGGATGATGACCGGAACGCCCGCGGCACAGGGGCCTGAGGACGCCTATGGCATTGCCAAGCTGGTCAACCCGACCGGGGTTCCCCGCACCTTCGGGAGCTTCCGCGACATGGTGATGATCAAGGTCAGCCAGTTCCGATGGGAGGCGCGGCCCGAATCTCCAGAGATCGTGCATCGCGTGCTGCAGCCGGCCATCCGCTTCACCAAGCAAGAATGCCTCGATCTCCCCGATCTGGTCTATGTGAAGCGTGAGGTTGAGCTGACCAAACAACAGCGCAAATACTACGAGCTGATTCGCAAAGAGCTGCTCATGGAAGCCGCAGGCTCGGTGGTCACAGCTGTGAACGCCGCCGTGCAGATGAACAAGCTTCTGCAGGTGGCCTGCGGCGCGGTCTACGACACCGAAGGTAACACCCTCGAGTTTGACATCCGACACCGCTATTCGGTACTTCTGGAAGCCGTCTCCGAAGCGGCCAAGAAGGTTCTGGTGTTCGTCCCCTTCACCAACGTCATCGACGTTCTGGCGGACAAGCTCAAGGCGGATGGATATGAGGTCGACATCATTCGTGGTGACGTCCCGGTCAGTAAGCGCACCGAAATATTCAACCGTTTCCAGCGGGAGAAGAGCCCACACATTCTTCTGATCCAACCGCAGGCTGCCGCCCACGGCGTCACGCTGACGGCAGCGGACACAGTTGTGTGGTGGGGGCCGGTGTCATCTCTTGAGACCTACGCGCAGGCCAATGCTCGAGCGCACCGGTCCGGTCAGACCCACAAATGCACGGTTGTGCAGCTTCAAGGTTCACCAGTGGAGCGGCGCCTCTACGCTCTGCTGGACAAGCGTGTTGAGGTAAACACACGCCTTGTCGATCTTTACAAAGAGGTGCTTGACTAAGTAACCAAACAACACTAAACACAACACACCAGCACAGGAGACTACCAAGTGACAACGGATACAAACTCCGCGTCCCTCGACAAGATGACCAAGGCGTATATCCGGATCCCGGACGCCAAGGCTGCGCTCAAGGCGCGCTATGAGGAAGAAGACAAGGCGCTCACTGAGCAGATGGAAGTCATCAAGCGCGCCCTTCTCGATCATTGCAAAGAGCACGGCGTTGACTCCGTGCGCACCCCGAGCGGCCTGTTCTATCGCAGCGTCAAGAGCCGGTATTGGACCGGCGACTGGGCGGCGATGCACGCCTTCATCATGGAGCGCGGCTTGCCCGAGTTTCTGGAGAAGCGTCTGAACCAGACAGCGGTCAAATCTTACCTCGAGGAACACCCCGACGATCCCCCTCCGGCGCTCAACATTGACTCGGAGTACACACTCTCGGTGAGGAAAGCATGACCAACGACAAACAATTCGCGACCGTGGAGCAGGCTGCAAAGCACTTCCAAGTGTCGCTCTCGACCTTCCGCGGCTGGGTAGCCAAAGGTATGGTGCCGAAATCGGCTTACATCCGGATCGGCAAGCTGTATCGTTTTGACCTGCCCGCGGTTGAAACAGCCCTTAAGGGGCAATCCGACAACACAGGAGACGATGAATGAGCAACGCAATGACCCTCTTCGGAGGAAAAGGTAACGCGCTCGCGAGCAGCGATCTGTTCCAGTCGCTGCTGGACATGAACAAGACCCTTGCCGGGTCAGGTTCGGCTCCGCCGCGCATCAGCATCAAGGGTGGCCGCTTCCGCGAAATGATCGGCGGTGAGCAGGTGCGGGTCTTCAAGGGCGACCAGCTGAACGTCGTCATCGTCAACGCGGCGCCGATTGGCCGGACCTACTACGAGGGCACCTACGATTCGAACAGCACTTCGCCGCCCCGGTGCTGGTCTGCCGACACCAAAACGCCGAGCCCGGACGTTCCGGAAGACAACCGCATGTCATCGAGCTGCGCATCCTGTCCGATGAACGTCAAGGGCTCGGGTCAGGGTGAGAGCCGCGCATGCCGCTTCAGCCAGCGCATCGCAGTGACCGTCGAAGGTGACGACGAGAACACCGTCTATCAGATGCAGCTCCCGGCCACGTCGATCTTCGGTGAGGCGTCGGGCGGTAACATGGGGATGCAGGCCTATGCCAAGCTTCTCGCTGCCCACAAGACCCCGGCCATCGCCGTGGTGACTGGCATCACATTCGACGAAGACGCCGAGACGCCGAAGCTTTATTTCAAGCCGGTCCGCCCGCTGGATGAGAATGAGCTGCAGGCTGCTGTTGAGGCCAAGGACAGCGACGCGGCCAAGGCTGCTATCACCATGACCGTCTCGCAGGTCGACAGCGTCAAGTCCGAGGACAAGCCCAAGGCGAAGCCGAAAGCAAAACCTGTCGTTGACGAAGACGACGAGGAAGAAGCGCCGAAAGCGAAGCCCAAGGCAAAAGCTAAGGTCGTCGACGAAGACGAAGATGAAGCGCCGAAAGCGAAGCCCAAG